TGAACTGAAAGACAAGCGTGTCTTTACTGAAATGTGGGAGGATAACGATGACTAAAACTTTAATGGAGTGTTTGAACTGCAAGCACACAGAAGAGCATATCGCGCCGCTGCCGGAGCAATGCCCCAAGTGTCAGTTCTATTGCTATTACACGCAAGAGGAGATGGACGATGGCTAAAAAACGCTGGAAGGTTCAGGTTCAGGAAATAGTGTGGCGTGATTTCGATGTCGAAGGCGTTGACTATAATGAAGCCTATGCAAATGCGACAGCTTTGTGGTGCGATGGCTACAATGAACACGGTGACAGTTGGATCACGCACGAGGAGGTAACTGAGTTTGATGTTGAGGAGTATAGCGATGACTAATCGTGGATCATATCGTGTGAATGTTCGGGTCACAACCGAACGTGAGGTGGTCGTCCAAGCTGACGGCCTTGATGAGGCAGAGATCAAAGCAATGGTCGAAGTGGTGGCACTGACTGGTGGCACTGATGCAGAAGTTTTATGGGCAATGGAGGTAGGAAATGAGTAATGTACCAGAGGGTTTTCAGGATTGGTCGTTGGACGAGAAGTCAGCGTATTGGGATAAGCAGCGCGAGAAGGATCGTGCGTGTCGCCAGAAGGGCATCGACAAGCTGTCGCAAGAGCAACGCGATGCAGTGAAGGAAGCTTATGATGCAATCAGCAGTGCGATGATGAGTCTGCATGAGTGTCAGGATTTGTGGATGTCTGATGTCAAGAAACTGGACGACAGCATGTGGCAACTGCGCCGCCTGTTTAATCTGGAGGTTAAAGATGACTGATGATCGTTTAATTCATGTCGATGAAGAGGTTCGGCGGACGATGCGCGAGTTCGGAGATGCGATATTCGAGGAGGTAACACAAGCGGAGATCGATGCGAAGTGGCGCGAGTATCAGAAGGTGAAAGCCTTTCAGAAAGAGGGGTTGAGTTATGTCCCAAAGTTTTAGCAGGGCGCATGGCAGCCCGCGTGATCGAGGTTCGGCGGACAGGTATTATGGTCGCAGCTTCGACCCGCACTGGTATCCAGAGGGGACAGGCAAAGGTTCGAGGATCGAGTTGCGAGATATGTCAGCCGATGAAATTGTTGCCTACACCAAGGGCTTTAATGAGGAAGAAGACAGAAAGGATTGGGGGGAAGGATAAATGGTTAGCAAAGAACAGTTGAAAGCGGCTCTGGAAATTCCGGAGATCGTACCACCGAAACGCAGGGTGCAGGTTCGAGGGGATATTCAAACCCCAGCGCAGAGGGAGGTCAGAGAGCGGCTGAAACACATGAACCATATCGCAATGGGGTTTCAAAAGCATGGGTATAAGTACAACGGCGGGACAAGCTGGGAGGATAAATAGAATGGGTAAGGTCAAAGGTTGGATGATGGAGATGGAAGAAGACGCGCTCCATATGGACAAAGATTCGTGGATCGAGATCCACGGTGAATATTACTTGCCGATTTGGGAAGAGGCGCAGATGCAGAGGCTCGAGAACGATGCAGAGTAATTATGTACCAAACATTTCGGAATTCTTGGTGGGTGTAAAGACCGCTGACTATGACGAGGAAAAATATTTCTTGAGAAATACAGGAAGGTTCGAGGTGGCTTTTACTGTGCGGTTTACAAAAACCTACAAGGTAAGGGCTAAGACTAAGCACAGAGCGACAGAGCTTGCAAAAAACCGGCTAAGAAAAACAAATTTGAGTGTGAACACCAGACATAAAATGGTTGTTGAAACAGTGAAACACATGGTTACGAGGGGTATATAACAATGGGTTTTGAAGATGATCCAGCGGCGGTCAACGAGCCAGACATTGGTCGGGTTTTCCGACCGGCAACCGAAGTCATGTCGCGTATGGGTGGGGTTTCATCCCTGAATCAAGGGGATGCACCGCTAACCAAGTCACAAAAAGATGCAAAGCGCATCGCTGAGAATGTACGGTTCGGTACGTTCAGTCGAAAGGGGTAAGAAAATGTATATGAAAGAAGAAGCGTCAAAAGAAGAGGCAGAGGCCGGAAACAAACTAGAGGCTTTGCTCGATGATTTTAAAGAGTTGAACATTGACCCTGACACGGCTTCGTTTCTTCTCATCACCGCAGGCATGATGCTGATGCTGAACAGCAACAAGGACGACCCGCATTATGTAAGCTACTTGCTTTCCACCGCGATCATGAATGCTTCTGCACACGCATCAAACGAATTAATGAAAGCCGAAGAAAATGGGGGGACAAAACATTGAGTATGATCATAAAAGGTGATGGGTCTTGGCAGAAAAAGCTGGGCGCAGGACGATGCCCTAAGTGCGGGGCATCTGTTGAAACGCAGCTTGTGCCAAAAATTAAGAAGATCTGTAGCTCCTGTGGGCTACAGATCATTGACAGTAAGCCGCAGTCTGATAATATAACAGATAATACAATGCCATCTGAGTGGGAGCCAGACATGAACGAGACTAAGTTGATGCCTACAGAAGAGGACATAGCAGATAAGGAAGGCCAGATGGAGTGGTCTGTCGCTGTCCACTATGTCGAAGCTGCAATCCACAAATTTATTGTAGATATGCGGAAAGATCCGGCTACCCCGGATGTAGTGCTTGAGGAAGATTTACCAAATTTGAGGTTGGCATGGAACAGAATACTCAGGGGTTGAACAGGATAATAAGAATCCTTGACGAGGAGCTTGTGGAGTTGCAGACTGCTGGCTTGTACAAAGAAGCAGAAAAGACACGCAAAAGATTAGAAGCGTATGTCAATATGCGATCCACTGCTCAACGTCTGATAAAGGAACTTCCTGATGACAACCGAAGATAACGATAACGTGGTTTATCTGCCCAAGAGAATAGAGATTAAGATGGACGCTGTCCCTCTGCTCTGTGAAATAGCGGGCAAAACACTGGAGGATGTCGTAATTCTTGGCACTGCTCAAGACGGCAGCATCAAGATGATCACATCTCAGGAAGATGTATCAGATATTTTATACTATCTTGAAACAGCAAAACACGCGCTTATGTCTGAGGGGTTAGACTACCCAGACGAAGAATAGGTGTATTGTGAGGGGCATATGCAATTCGACTTTAAAACCAAACCGTATGAGCATCAACTCGTTGCTCTTCAAAGGTCGTATGATAAGACCAATTACGGCTACTTCATGGAGATGGGGTGCGGGAAATCAAAGGTACTTATCGACAACTTGGCGTGGCTTCACGTTAACAAGGGGCTTGATACGGCAATCATCATCGCTCCGAAGGGTGTCTATAGAAACTGGCAGATATCAGAAATACCTGCTCATTTACCAGAGGACATTGAACACGAGGTTTATGTTTGGAATCCGAATCCAAACAAAGCCGAAGCTCAACGCCTCAAAGCTGGCATCGAGGAGCGTGGTAAGCTCCGCATCCTACTGGTCAACGTGGAAGGATTCGCAACTCAGAAGGTCAAGAAATTTGTGGATCTATTCGTTCGCGGAACGCCGTTCCTACTTGCGATTGATGAGTCAACAACTATTAAGAACCCAAAAGCCAAGAGGACTAAGGCTCTGGTGGCGCTTGGTAAGTCGGCATCGTTTCGCCGGATACTCACAGGGTCGCCAGTCACTAAGTCGCCAATGGATCTTTACTCGCAATGTGAATTTATGGACAAGCGACTGCTTGGATTCGACTCATATTTTTCTTTTCAAGGGCGGTATGCCATCACAAGAACTCAACGGATGGGCAGCCACAGCTTTCAGCAAATCGTGGGATATAGAAATCTTGACGAGCTTTCGAGCCGTCTTGAGACTTTTTCGTATCGTGTTACGAAGGAAGAAGCACTCGATCTTCCGGACAAAATATACACTACTAGAGAAGTATCTTTAACTGACGACCAACATCGGCACTATATGTCACTAAAGGAAGCGGCTATCGCAGTGCTTGAGGACGGAGAACTGGTATCGGCTCCAGCCGTGATGACCCAGTTGCTGCGCCTTCAGCAGGTGCTGTGCGGCCACTTGATGTCAGACGATGGTGAGCTAGTTGAGATACCTACGAACCGCCTGTCTGCCCTACTAGCGACGGTTGAGGAGATGGATGGTAAGGTTATCATCTGGTCTAGATTCCGGTACGACATAAAAGCTATTGTAGCTACTTTAGCTAAAACTTATGGGGCTGACTCTGTCGTGTCGTACTTCGGGGACACAACAGATGAACAACGTCAAAACGCTATAGCGTCATTCCAGTTTGGAGATGCGAGGTTCTTTGTTGCCAACCCACAGACCGCAGGTTATGGCTTGACTCTGACGGCTGCGACTAACGTGATTTACTACGCCAACGACTTTAATCTTGAGACAAGAATACAGTCCGAGGATCGATGTCATCGAATCGGTCAGAAGAAATCAGTAACCTACGTTGATTTGGTTACCCGAAACTCTATTGACGAGCATATTGTCAGGACGCTTCGGGCAAAGATTGATCTGTCTGCGAAGACTCTGGGTGAAGAAGCTCGGAAATGGTTGCAGGTTTCTCCCCGTTGAATCGGCGGTTAGCCGCGTTTTGTGCAGAATTTTTTGGTGCAGTGTGACGGTTAAAATGGTGAGGGTACTTGTGAACGTCATGAGTTTCGAGGCAAACATAAAGGAGTTGAACACCAAGCTTTCGTTGGAGGTCAGTAAGGGTACGAGATATAATACTATCGTCACTGCGGCGGGACAGAGTCTTAACATCGAAGTAATGAAAGACTCCGTTTTTATCGAGGGCTATAATATCAACTGGCCCCTGCTCGATAAAGGGTGTGTAAACATAACAACCTTGACCGATCAGGTACTCAGCAGCGAGAAGCTCCGATCTTTTGCCAGACGCAATATTATTATCTGGGCCGTCACTTATTTTTTTAGATCGTCTCATTTGGTACTTGACCCCCTAAGTGAATATAAGATAAGTTAACGTAGCACACAGAATATATGGAGGTAAATAGGTGGATACCACAAAGTGGAAATCAGTGGCAGTTTCTGTCACAGTTTATGAAGAGTTGCGGAACATGGCAGAAAAGAATGACCGCAGTTTAAGTAAACAAGTAGCGCATCTGGTTCGTATGGCAGCGATCGATGCGGAGCATTCAGAGTCTAGAAAAAGACACGCCGTAGCATAAAGCCTATTGACTACCCCGTACCTGCTAGTGTAGGTACGGGTCTCTAAACCCGAAGGGGTAAAACTTTAATGTGTAACCAAGGAGAAGTAGGATGAGCGATATTTTCTCGCTAATGGATGAGGCAGTCGAAGCCAACAAGTTCGACACTGTAAGCACTGAGGGGGCGTCTCGCCTATCAAACCTCATTAGAGAATCTCTGGATCTGGACAGCAAGATTGCTGATGCAGAGCAGTATCTAAAAGACCTCAAGTACAAGAAAAGAAAAGTTAACGAAGAGGACATCCCGGCTCTTATGCAAGAGATGGGAATGGACAGCATTACCGTTGATGGTAATAAGGTAGCCCTTCGTCAATTTGTTCACGCTCGTATCACGGAAGACAAGCGCGATGAAGCGTTCGCTTGGATCCGCTCGGTTGGCGAGGGTGACATTATCAAGAATGATGTAACAGTATCTTTCAGCAGCGGTCAGGATAATCTTGCTGGCGCTGTTGTTGATGACCTGCGTAATCAGGGGCTAGACCCAGCGCAGAAAACCCACGTTCACCCCCAGACCTTGAAGGCTTGGGTAAAGGGACGTATTGAATCTGGTAAAGAGATCGACTTTGATACCTTTGGTGTCTTTGTCGGAACCGAAGCAACGATAAAGAGGAACTAGAACGATGGCTGATACAGCAGTAGTTGAGAAGAAGTCCACCTCGGTGGTCAGTTTTATGGACGAAGCATTCGAGAATGCTGGTCAAGGTCTTGAGAATATTGGTGCGGAGGATATGCAGATTCCGTTTATGCGGATTGTGCAGCCACTGTCACCACAGCTAATGAAGAACGATGCAAAGTTCATCAAAGGCATTTCAGCAGGAGATATCTTCAACACTGTAACCGGAGAATTCTGGGAAGCAGATGAAGGGGTTGTGGTTATCCCGTGCGCCTACCAAATGAAGTATCTTGAATTCCAACTGCGTGAGAGCGGTGGCGGTTACATGGGTGAGATCGATCCGATGAGCCCAGACCTTCGTCGCACAGAGCGGGTTGGCTCTAACGAGATTCTTCCATCAGGTAATGAGTTGGTTCGCTCCGCTCAGTTCTTGTTGCTGACAGTTGATAAGGATGGTCGCACATCTGAACTGATCTGTGACATGAAGAAGACTCAGATGAAGATCGCAAAGCAGTGGAACACGCGCCGCGCCGGGATGCAGATCATGCACCCAACCAAGGGCTTGTTCAATCCACCAATCTGGATGACCGCTTGGCGCTTGAAGTCTGTTCAAGAGAGCAACGACAAAGGTTCGTGGTACAACTACGCTGTGTCTTCGGTCGATATCTCAGAAGTTCCTGAGTCGGCTGTGCTTCATGCAAAGAAACAGTATGAGAAATTCCAGAAAGGTGAGATCAAGACCTCTGGTGGAACAGCAGAAGAAATGAACACTGCTTCTTCTGAACCAAAGGACGATATCCCGTTCTAGTCTAAAAATTAGGGTGGGGGTGCATACGACTCCACCCTAGCTGCTGAATGGGGGCAGCAGAAAGGTTGTTCGGGGGGCTCATACCCCAACAACCACCCCCTGCCTTAAACCAATAAGGGGCACAGTTATGAACCAAGCAGAAAAGTTCATGGCTGCATTTACCGGATTTAGTGCAGCGCATGGACAGACACAGATATCAGATGAACGACGAGCCGGTAAGCAAAAAGCTAAGTCGAGAATCGTTAGGCAGCCGCTAACCTTAGACCTTATCAAGCATCATCTTGAGGGCAAGAATGGCGTAGGCTCTATACCAATTAACGAGGACAACCAGTGTAAGTTTGGCGCCCTCGACATTGATAAGTACCCACTAGATCTTGAGGCGCTTGATAAAAAGCTGCGTAAGATGGAGGTGCCTTGTGTTACCTGCCGCTCGAAGTCTGGCGGCGCACACATATTCTTTTTCTTTACAAAGTGGATCAGTGCAGGAGAGTTCCGTGATAAAGCTTCAGAGATTTCTGCCGTACTTGGTTATGGCGGCTGTGAGATTTTCCCAAAGCAAGAACAGATTCTTGTCGAGCGTGGCGATGTGGGTAACTTTATTAACCTGCCGTACTTTGATGAGGAACAAACTCTCCGCTACGCGATTAAAGAAGACGGAGAGCCAGCGTCCCTAGAGGAATTTCTTGAGCTTGTTGACAGGAGGAGTGTGGATCCGGATGCTTTTGTTGGTTTAACATTCGGTGAGCAGGTCGACGAGTTTAAGGATTGGGCCCCCTGTCTGAACTGTATGTTCGGACAGGGGATACCCGAAGGTACACGCAACACAGTTATGTTTGCCGCAGCCGTTGGTTGTAAGAAAGAGCAGCCAGAAAACTGGAAGGCTAGGCTCGAAGAGATTAACAACAAGTTTGCCAACCCGTCATTGCCAGCGTCTGAGATTGTGACGATTCAGCAGCAGCATGAGAAGAAAGAGTATGGCTTCCCCTGTGATCAGGAGCCGCTCAAGTCTTATTGTAACAAGTCTCTTTGCAAGACAAAGAAGTTTGGTATCGGCAGTCACGTTTCCAATATTGATGTGACAGGTCTTTGCGTTGTGAAGTCTGAGCCTCCGGTATGGTTTTGTGATGTGGGTGGACAGCGCGTTGAGTTGGACACAGATGATCTTCAGACACCGCAGCGTTTCCAGAAGGCGTGTATGGAACAGATACACAAGATGCCACCAATGATGAAGATGGCTGATTGGCAGAACATTGTCGGCGCACTAATGGAAGATATGAGTGAGATCGAGGTTCCAGAAGAACTGACATACAAAGGACAGTTCATGGATCTGCTCGAGGCGTTCTGTGATGGGCGGGTGCAAGCGCAATCCGCTGAAGAGATAAGCCTTGGCAAGCCTTTCACAGAAGAAGGCTTGACCTACTTCAAGATCGAATCCCTAATGAAGTATTTACGAAACCAGAGATTTGATAACTACAGCCGTGGTCAGATTCAGGAACGTCTGAAGGAACTAAACAATGGCAACGCGGCTAACGGTAAGAAATATTTTCAAACCACAAAAAATGAAACCAAACAGTTGCGTGTGTGGTGGGTGCCTGCCTTTAACAGAGAGGTCCAAGTTCCGAGGATCGAGGTTCAAGGTGATGGGGTGCCGTTCTAATGTATGTAGCTTATTTTTTATGTGACACCTGTGGTCACCGTTGGAAAACTTATTATCGCAAGATAAAGCTATTAGAGCTTGGCGATACTTGTGACAACTGTATCGACCAGCTTCCCTATAAAGAGGATTTTCGGGGGTATGTTTCTGAGCCACACTTTTTTGAGAAGGTAGATTAAAATGGAAACAACTATCTTCGGACCCCCGGGTACAGGTAAGACAACCCGTCTTATTCAGATTGTTCAGGACGAGCTAACCAGTGGCACCAAGCCGCATGATATTGCGTTCGTATCTTTCTCTCGTAAAGCAGCAGAGGAAGCGCGTACTAGGGCTTCGGTTAAGCTAAACATGAATGCGGATCAGATGGTTTGGTTTCGCACTCTTCATTCGTTTGCTTATCAATGTCTTGGATTAAGTAAAGACAGGGTCCTTCGGGGACCTGATTATTCGCGTATAGGTGAGTTGTTGGGTCTTGAGTTTACCGCGAACTCTTCAGTGTCAATGCAGGACGGTGTTTTGTTTAGCCCGGGAAGAAGCGGCGATGCGTACTTGTCTATGATTCAGATGGCTAGAGTTACTGGTTGTACTCTTGAGGAGCAGTTCTCAAAAACAGCAGACCAGAGGCTTCATTTCCAGCAGCTAAAGCTAGTGGATCAGGTGTTTAGGGATTACAAGAAAGAAACAAACAAGGTCGAGTTTGTGGACATGATCGAGGACTTTATCACTCAGGGTCACTGTCCCGAGTTTGATGTTCTGATTGTGGATGAGGCACAAGATCTGGTTCCTTTGCAGTGGCGCATGATTCACGAGGTTATAAAGCCTAGATCAAAGCGCATCTATTATGCGGGCGATGATGACCAGTGCATTTACTCTTGGATGGGGGTGGATGTGAAGGATTTTCTGAACGCATCGGACAATAAAATCATATTGGATAAGTCATATCGTTTGCCTATATCAGTGCATAATATGGCGGATTCTCTGGTAAAACAGCTAGCAACTAGACAAAAAAAGTTTTGGAAACCTACAGATGAAACTGGCTCCGTAGTGTGGCATCGTGATATCCTTGATGTGGACATAACAACCGGAGAGTGGCTAATCCTAGCCCGCACCAATTTCATTGCCAACAGAATCGCAACCACACTTAAAGAGCAAGGATTCCTGTTTTGGCGTGAAGGCTCCGGTTGGTCCATTTCCCCAAATGTTCTCACCGGAATCGAGGTATGGTTAAAGCTATGCAAGCAACAGCATCTGTCGGCACAAGAATTGAAAAAACTATCGCCCCTATTAACGGCTTCCGTCATTACGAAGTCTGGCAGACGAGCCCTCGCAAACTTAGATCCCGAACTAACCTACACGCTAACCGATATTCAAGACCAGTGCTCCCTATCCGCGACTGCGGAGACACCGTGGCACGAAGTGTTGAAAGTGTCGGAGAACGAGAGAATATACATTTCGTCAGTACGGCGTATGGGCGAGTCTATTTTGACGGGGACGCCGAGGATCAAGATATCGACGATCCACAAAGCAAAAGGTGGCGAGGCGGATAACGTCGCCCTTCTTTTAGATTCATCACGAGCATGCGCGAATAGCGAGGATCAGGACGCCGAGGTTCGGACGTTCTACGTTGGGCTTACTCGCGCCAAGAAATCGTTGCATATTATTGAACCTCAAACACAGTATGGATTTGCATTATGAAAACTAGAGAAGACTTCCTCAACAAGGCCGAAGAGTTAATTAACGGTCCGAGGGCCAAGGAGTATGGTCCTGCTAAGATGAACCACGAGCGGATCGCTGCCATCTGGAATGTGTTCTTGGAGAAGAAGCTGGTTCATGCAATTACGCCGGAAGATGTAGTGGCTTGTATGATTGGCCTCAAGCTGGCTAGACTTGCAGAGGACACAAGCAAGGACGACTCTTGGGTGGATATCATTGGCTATGCTGCGCTTGGTGGGGAGATAGCAAATGATGAAAGCTGACGGGCTGGATAAAGCCATTATTGGGGCAACTCATGACATTGCGACAGGACATTTTCGCTTGGTCTATGATGTTGATATGTGCATAGACATTCTTGCCAAGGACATGACCAGATCCGAGGCTATGGAGTTTTTAGAGTACAATACTTTTGGGGCATATGTGGGGCCAGACACACCTTTGTTTATGTTCAATAATTGGGAATCGTTGCTGGAGGAAGACAATGCGTGAGTATCAGATGAATCTACTGGACATCGATGTCAAGGAAGCCGCTCTCGGTTTTACTGACGAAGATGACTGGGCGCCGCCGTCTTCTTTCCCAGATCTTACAAACTGTGAGCGTATTTCAATTGACTTGGAAACATGCGACCCGAACCTCATGACGTTGGGGCCGGGCTGGTGCCGCAATGACGGATATGTCATCGGGTATGCTGTGGCTGCTGGGGATTTTGTAGGGTACTTTCCTGTACGCCACGAAGGTGGTGGCAACCTGCCAGAAAAGACAGTGGTCAACTGGCTAAAGAAACAGATGGCTACACCTAACATTGAGAAGGTCATGCACAATGCGTTGTATGATCTGGGCTGGATGCGTTGGGCAGGGATCGAGGTCCAAGGTCCGATTGTCGACACAATGATAGCCGCGCCTCTGATTAACGAGAACCGTCGGTTCTACAACTTGAACTCCTTGGCTAAAGAATATCTGGCCGAGAACAAGAATGAGAAGATGTTGCGGGCAGCGGCAGCAATGTATGGTGTCGATCCAAAGTCAGGTATGTGGAGACTACCAGCTAGGTTCGTTGGTAAGTACGCCGAGCAAGATGCGGCTGTTACCCTTCGCCTGTGGGATCGGCTACGTCCGGAGATCATTAAGGAAGAAGTATCCTCGATCTTTCAGCTAGAGACTGATCTACTACCAGTCCTGTTTGAGATGAAGACACGCGGTGTTCGGGTGGACATAGACAAGGCAGAGCAGGTTAAGAAAGATCTGAAGCAGCGTGAAGATATTTTACTTAAAGAAATAAAGGAAGAGACTGGCATCTTCGTTGAGCCTTGGGTTGCGACATCGATAGCAAAGGCGTTCGACGCGATTGGCGTGTCGTATTCCCGGACAGAAAACTCGAAGGTTCCGTCCTTTACAAAACAGTTTCTGTCGAATCACACTCACCCAATAGCGCAGAAGATTGTAAAGCTTCGCGAGTTTAACAAAGCCAACACAACCTTTGTTGAGACGATTCTTCAGCATTCTCATAATGGACGTATTCATTGCGACTTCAATGCTCTTCGTTCTGATGATGGTGGTACTGTAACGGGTAGATTTTCCTCGAGCAACCCCAACCTACAGCAAATCCCTGCCAGAGATCCAGAAATCAAAGGCATGATCCGTGGGTTATTTATACCAGAAGAAGGCACCAAGTGGGGAAGTTTTGACTATGCTTCACAAGAACCACGCTGGCTTGCACATTACTGCGCTCAAGTCACAGGAGTTCACAGGCATCCACAGATTGACGATGTTGTGAACGCATACAAAGAAGGCAATGCTGACTTCCACCAGATGGTTGCTGACATGGCAGGCATTAGCCGCAAGGATGCGAAGACTGTTAACCTTGGTATCATGTACGGCATGGGGCGCAAGAAGCTAGCAGGGGTAATGGACATCAGCGAGGAAGAAGCAAAAGATCTTCTGGCGAAGTACCACGAGAACGTACCGTTTGTTAAGGGCATAGCTGACATGACCTCGAACCGTGCTTCAAGCGTCGGGAGTATTAGAACGTGGCTGGGGCGTAAGTGCCGCTTTGATATGTGGGAACCTAGGTCTTTTGGCTTCAACAAAGCTATGCGTCTTGAAGAAGCCATAAAAGAATATGGCGGCAGGGGGATGATTAGACGCGCCTTTACATATAAGGCTCTAAATAAATTGATCCAAGGTTCGAGTGCCGACCAAACAAAGAAAGCGATGGTTGATTGTTTTGCCGAGGGCCTAGTTCCGATGTTAACGGTTCACGATGAACTGTGCTTCAGTGTAGAATCAAAGGAACAGGCTGACCGTATCGTCGAAATCATGACAACATGCGTTCCGGATCTTAACGTGCCATTTGAAGTAGACGCCGAACTAGGCGACAATTGGGGGGAAGTAGGATGAACAACAAGCCAGTCCACTGTCCGCGCTGCGGAAATAAGTTACGCACTATTTATGTCCACGGGCATGAGCAGTGCTTTGAATGTAATCAAGTTATAGATGACTGCTGTCAGGGTGAAACATGTGATCCTGAAATGGAGAACAAAGATGTTTGAAGCTATGATACTAATTTGTTTGGTTTCATTACCCGGCGAGTGTACGGCACTAAAAGATTTACGAGGGCCATACGAAACGATGGGCCAGTGCAATGTACGGTCGTCTGAAATGGCGCAAAGTATAGAAGAAGATCCTAGGGTCAAGAACCTTTATACAGTAAACGGCGCGCGATGCGACAAAGTCCCCGGGATCAAGACTAAAACGTCAAATCTCAGCGACTTCGAGGTGTAATGCTACGGTCATCGATACTGAGGTCGACGAGAATCGATGTTTTTATTTAATGATTTCAGGCTTTTGCGAGATCGCGAATTCGCTTAACCAAACGCTTTGCGCGGTTCGGGACCTGATCATGCCACCTCGAATCGACCATTTCGTCGGCTGCGCGTTCCCAATCTCTGGCATCGACCCCAGCCTTCATGCCCTTGAACTTGGACAGTCGGGGGTAGCCGAGGTTAAAGCACATGTTGGCGATGACCAACTGAGCTTCTTCGGGTAGCTCGTCGAAGTCAGAGTACAGTCGACCGCAATCCTCAATCGTCACAGCGATGTCAAGGTTGAACCGCTGCCGGACACGCTCTTCTGATACGGGTGTGCCAACAGGCTGACCGTATTCTGGATCGTGCTCTTTGATGAGCGCTCCGATTCCGAAAGTTGGTAGGCCTAAATGATCTAGATATATTTCGTACTTGCAGCCTTCGTCTTCTGCAAGCTCTTCTCTTAGCTGATCTTTGTTCATTGCTGTCCTCGTAACCTTGCTGCCAATAGCTGGTCTTGTGGGTTAGGCAGTGTTATAGCATTAGCCATTGAAGTTTGTGCGGGTCCCGCCGAAGGGGCTGTAGCAGGACCCGCTTGCGCTACCACAGGAGGAGGTGTGGTTGCAGCAACTGGTTCAGTTGTTGGTGCCTCAGAGATAGGAACCAAACGAGATGGGTCAAAGTCTGGAGATGGTGCCTCTTCTTCTATCATCGGCTCGTCAAGCCTGCGCCCCATTAACTCATAACGAATACTATTTAAGTCACCCATTGGCAAGTCATTATCGTTTTCACGAACGCGCCTGCGAATCTCTGAGCTAACCTTCATAGGAACAAATTCGCCTCGCATCAACTCTGATACGTTGGCTACTTTGTTTTTCTTCATGGCACGACGGATCTCACCATCAGACATACCTAGCCGTCTCATGTTTTCGACGTTTCTGTACATCTCTTGCATAACCCGAAATCTAGTTTCGTTAGCTTCGCGGTAAGTGCTTATAGCATTTTCAGGATCGAGGGCACTTCTCGTAGAAACGGCACTGTTAAAGATCTGACTTGCGCTTCTGATCCCGCGTCCATACTCGAAGCCCTTGTACATCAGAATGTTCTCTGGCTTAACCTCAATCTCTGACAAACCCGTGAAAGCTCGAAACAATTCTTCTGCTGCGCGTCTTTCGTTACCAGCAGGGTCAACTGTGTCACCCATAAACATAGAACGAGCGAACCTGCCAACTTCGATGCCGGGCTCCTGTGTTTCTTTGGTCATTCCTTTAAGCTGGAACGGAGCGCCACCGGGCACGACTGAGTCAGCAATATGCATAAACGACTTATAAGCTTTGTCTCCCGGTGTATCTTCTTGCCGGTAAACCTTGGCACCTGTCCCCGTTACGCCGCCACGAGTAGTTGTATCGAGCATTTTTTCGGTGATAATAGACTCACCAAAGAATGGCTCGAATATTTCTGCTACAGCGCCAAGTACAGCTTCTGTTGCAATCGCGTCCGCATCTTTGCCAAGATCTTCACCCTTGTTAATGGCATTAAGAATAGCTAGTGCTGGACGCTGCAAGTAGTCGTACGGGTTTGTGTAACTATAGTCTATGTAGCCTTTGAGGTTTCCGTCCTTATCCACCGTGGTAGGAATCAGGCGACTGTTCTTCTGCCAAGAAGGGCCACTCTCTCGGGCAGCGTCAAGTTGTTCTTGCGATACACCTGTTAAGTCCATAGCCATCTTTTGTAGGGCAGCGGGTGCAACAACGGCGGTGGAGGTAAAACCAATTAACCGACGCATACCGATTTCCTGAACTGCTCTGTTATCACTGGCTAGCTCTTTAAGGGCAACACCAAGAGTGTTTGCGCTAGTGCGGAGAATCTCAGCAGGGAAAGCGATGAAGTTACCTACAGGCAGCTTACGAATACCCTTGATAAACTCAGGCACACGCTCATAGTTCGGTACAGTGTTTCTTACAATATCTGCGGCGTACTCATTTACAGACTTACCAAGTGCCTGTGAAGCAGCAGCCTCACTGCCATATGCCTGAATGATTTTGTTTCTTTCAAACTCAAAATTATAGATCTTCCATACATCGTCACCACCCTGATACGCATCTTTTAATCTTGTGTTGAGGCTGGTTAGCATACTTGCGGGTTTAGAGCGGCTAAACACGTTTCCAACTTTTTGACCAACAGGAATGCCCATAATGTCCGCGTCGGCCTGACGAGTCAGTCCAAGACCTTCTTTAATCAAGCGGTCCATTTCTCGAACTTGAGTCTGTGTTCCAACCACACCAAGACGCTGTAGCTCCTGATAGTATTTGGCTTTATCTATATCACCACGTTTGGTTATGTTGCCCATGACAGTGGAGAAAGATTCCCACAGGTTTGCACCACCGCCGACGTTGCCCTGCGACAAAGCAAACAAAGCGGCTGATGTTACGTTTCTAATCTGCGTTACAGGAGACAGCACTGTTTTTGCATATTGCGATACACCCTTGGTTTTTAAGAACCCAGAGTAAACGGCTTTCATCGTGTTGCCCATTGTGCCAGCGTCACCGATGGTCAGGCGAGTCATGTCGTTGTATATACGATTCGGTACATAGACACCCTCGAGAGAGCCAAAACCTTTTTCAAGTTTTTGGTATCCCTCAAACTTAACTGGGTTTTGAGCAAACCTATCCGCGCTTACGAAGTTATCACCCTGATCTACAAGGTTTGTACGGATGTACTTAAAGTAATCGTCAACAGCACGAAACTCTGCCATATCTGCAATGGTAGATATGTACGCTTCCTGCGGATCTTTTACTTCACCGAGTAGCTTACGAAGGGCTTCGTTGTTTACCTGACGAGAAGAGAACAAACTTTCTTTCAGCTTCTTATCGGCAACACGAGCCTGTGCTTCGCTCCCTGCTTTTATTGGCCTGCGACCACGGTTCGAGTACCGAGCAACAAAGTTCTCGACAAGATTTTCTGCGGCAGTATCACTCAGTTTCTGTGACTTACCAACGCCAGTCAAGAAATCACTAGGCAACGGAACATCTGGGTTTAAATCTTTGTATAGATTTTCCGCCGCCTTGGGGTGTGCTTTGAAAAAATCTACAGCTTCTTTTCTAGCGTCTGCAAACTCAGCGCTCTTCAGGAAGTTCTTGTCCTCAAAGATTTTGTACTTACGACGCAAATAAGAACCGATGTTATCGTTAATTGCATTAACGATATCGTCAGCTTCCCGAGTAGCTAGGTAGTCAGAATTCTTAATCGAGTTGGAAAGCTTATCTACCTGTGCCCGCATTTGCTTTGCTGGCTGGCGCATAAAGTCAGGGAGCATGCTCTCTAACGTCGAACCTGTGTCCTTTGCATTACGAACAAAGTCAGGATCTTTTGTTAGGTAGCCATACAGCCGGTTCATTACTTCAGAACGAGCCAAGGGTGTGCCTTCAACCATCACAGTCTCAGACTTTTTAAAGACCTTGTCCAACCCGTCCTGTACTTCTTTTAAGTACCGAGCCGCCTCACCAAGCTCTGCCTCTACCTCACCGTTGATTTTAGACTTAACCTCGAACACATCTTGCGGCAGGTTACCACGGGCGCGGAACACAGAAGCGATTTTATTCAGGCTGTCGCCAACCATATCATCTCGTTCAGCCAGCTTTTTAATTGGTGCACTGATAGCTTTTGCAGCGGGAAGAATTCCTTTTTGAACTACTGGTGCCACTACGGGAGTAGCTACTTTAGACACTCCTGTACCCAGAAGACCAATCGCCTTCAGAGCTTCTGGAGCAACAGCGGTTAGACCACCAGCCTCCAAAGCAAAGCTTACTCTGTTGCCAATACGAGCGGCTGCTTTTTCTTTTCCACGAAGACCAATTGTATCTTCGGTTGTTGTCGGTCCTGTTTGAAAAAAGTCGCCAAGCGTTGTTACGCCGTCTGTAGCTACCACAGCATCGGTCACGGCTGCTGCGCCAACTTGCGCTGCACGATTAGTCACCGTTCCGAGATTGGCAAGACGACCAAGCTTGCTTGCAACACCGGCTGCCCCGAGACCGGGAACGACAAACTGTGCTGCAACTTCGGCAATGGTTCCTGCTGTGCCCTCTGGATCAATGCCAGCGGCCTCACGGATTCCTTCAAAGAAGTTGGTTACATCTGTGGAGTAGTCTGTGTCATAGACTACGTCAACGCCAGCAGTGGCAAGTTCAGCTATGCCCTGAGGTATGGCAAGTAAGCCAGAAGCAATGCCCTCGGCTATTTCCTGCGTTGTAGATTCCTGCGTCGGTGACACATCATCTTGAATGGCGACCAAACGAGAGGGGTCGAATGCAGGCTCTTCCGCTGGTTCGTCAGTAATCGGAACCAGACGGCTTGGATCAAAATCAACCATGACTTATTTCCCAGTAGCTTCTGGTAAGAATGTTCCGTCTGCTTGTTTTACGACAATTGTACCTGTGTCCGGGTCTCTAAAACGAGTGCCAACGGGAGCGCTAGCCGGGTTGACGGCGGTAGCAGCGGAGTCAGATGTCGTACTTGTTCCCGCAGCGTAAGTCATCATTTCCTGTAGGCTAGGAGGGGTATTCTTAGAATACCGATTTGGGAATTCCCGAATCATTCTAGCTGTTATGTCCGCCCTTCCATCTTCCGATTTTAACATTTCTTGCGCGAATCTTTCAGGAGCCATTGCCTGACCTGTTGTAGACTTAACGGTAAGCGCTGACGACATAATACGAGATGAGTTGTCTTCTAGCCATGCTTTACCTTTTTCGTTCCAGCTAAACTTACCCTTATCATCAATTGTACCGTAGCCTATTTCAGCAGCATTTTGAACAAAATCGGGAAGAGCCTTTAGCGCATTCTGTCTGTTCGTAATAACATTTTGTTTTATAGTCTCGTCAAGGGTTTTTCCTTGCAACTCAAGCCCGGCAATATCTCTTAGAAGCCCTACTTCAAGTTGACGATTTGCAAGAGACATTCTTAGCCCAAGCTCTTGCTGCTTGTAAGCTGAATCAGACTCAAACTGATCTCTTTTTTGATTAAGATCTGCTAGACGATAGTTGAAGTTATTTTGCATTGTAGCCAATGCAATCTTTTCATCTTTGTCTGTTTTAACAAGATCGCGAAGAGTAGCTCTGTACTCTTTTCTCTCTTCAGCTTCCATCTCGTTCAGGTCTTTAATGTCTTTGCTGTAGGAATCCATGCCCACCATTAAGCCTTTAGCCACGTTGGTAAGCGCGTTCTCACTTTCGCCAGCGGCGATAGCAAGACCAGCCATTGTCAAGTTCCTCCAGAAAGAAGCGCTCTTACTTTCACTTGCTCTCGATGGGTCAAAGCCCATAATTTCTTTTGCCTGTTTTTCCATATCAGACAAAGAAGTCTTTGCAGGCAAAACCATACTCAATGCTGCGGCAGCCTCTGGAGTAGCAGCTTCGGCAGCGTTAAGCTTAACGGCTGGTTTTTTAGCTGCGTCGCCGCCGGTAACAAGTGTACCAGCTTCAGCTTTTTGCAAAAGCTTGCCTAGTTTCTGCTGGCTTACGTTTGATTTTTTATCGCCTTCGTTAACAGCAGGTTTTTTGTTTACGTCAAACAGATTGTCGGTGCTTGCTCCAGCGTCTGTTGCTGCTTTGTCTTGGGTTGATGTGGTCGTAGCAGCTAGAGTTTCACCTAAGTTTAGGTCTCCAGTACCATACATATTTTCATAGTTCAACGCATCCGAAACAAGGGGAGAAACCGGGGGTGGTGTCTCACCAGTTTGTGGAAGCAGCATAGATGGATCTGTTAAGTTGCCAGATTGTTCCGCAGCAACGCCTTTTAACTGAGGTGTTGTCAGGTAATCGGTGACTGGACGCATAAAGTCACCGCTCATAAGTTCGGCTGCTGAACCTGTTACGGCTCTAACCCCTGAATCTATCGCTCTTAGACCTGTTTGAATCGGGTTTTGTTTCGTGTCCGTCCCGTAAAAGAATTCGTTTACTGAAGCAATACCTTTATCGATCAGATCAGGAACTGCAACAGTAGGCGCTGTAGAAACCTGTGTAGGAGGATTATTGACTGCTGCCCTGTTAATGGCTTGTGCAGCCATACGAATGGCATTCTGTCCATCCTGTGTTTTTGCAGCTTCTCCATAGTTATTAGGATCAGCAAGTTCTTTAAGGGCGTATCTGTCGTTTGCTTGTATCGCTCGTTGAACAGCGGCGGTAAACGAGGTGGTGTTCATGCCACCCTGTGACATCCGCACAGGCCGCTGCGCTGCTACATTTGCTAACTCAGGAGACGAAGCAAGGATGCCCATCGGCTGTCTTGAAGCACCGGGCTGCTGAAACATTCTGCGATATAGTGGATTCATCATTACCTACCAAACCCCAACCCTTGTTGCGCCTGACCATAAGCTCCTAGACCCGCGATACCAAGACCAAGAAGCTGCGATGTGGTGCTTGGTGGCGGTGTGGTGGTAGACGATGTTGTCTGCTGCAATGCAGGTACACCACGGAAAATATCTGACAAGAAGCCAATCTCTTGGTACGGCAAGGACTGCTGCTGCAACAAGTTCTGACGTGCGACATCCAGACCCTGCTGTGATGTCTGCTGTGTAAGACCACCAATACCAAGCAGTGTGTTAATGTCCTGCACACCCATCTGCTGTGCTTGTGCACCAAGACCAGCCTGTAGCTGTGCTGCTTGTTGTGCTGCCTGCTGCGCCTGTGAGTAACCCTGCTGACGAAGCTGCCCTGCTGACCGAGCCTGCTGCTCCATTGTAGCACGGCCTAGCTCTGCACCAGCTACTGCTGCGCGAGATCCACCAAAGGCACCCTGACCTACGGCCTGTGCCCCAAGCTGCTGTTGCTGCATCTGACCAGCGCGACCAATGTCTTGCATAGTCTGTTGAACAACTTGGTTCTCATAAGGATTAAAGAACTGTGAGACACCGCCCGGCGCTGCATATTGTTGCGCTGCCTGAAGGTATGGCTGATATGCGCCCACACCTGCGGTGGCTTGACCAATGGCCTGCTGCTGTTCTGCCGACAGTCCAGCAAGCTGCTGCGGCGCATAAGGCATGCCTGTACCTTTGAGGGCCGATGCTTGTGCAAAGATATCCTCAAGGAACTTTTCCTGAAACGGCGCTAGCCGTTGGGTAACTTCTTGTGTTTGTGTTGCCATTACGCTGTGGCCTCCAATTCTGCCATCATATCATACATTCGGGCTGCTCCGATATCCCTATCTCCGCCTCCCGCACCTTTAACAGCCTTGGCTGTTAGCACGAACTCTCCGTCAGAAAGCCACGCCGGAACAGAATCAGATGTCCCAGTTCCTGCACCTGCTACCTCACCAGTGTAATCACCTCGTTCTGCGGGATGCTCTATGCCGTGTTCGTACATAGCACCACCGTGTTTAGCATACACCGAGTCTACATCATACTTAAAGTCTGGTCTTTGTGTTTCCATCTTAGCTTCTTTGTATGCACGGACATCATCAGGATTTCGTAAATCATATTCTACACCCTGATACGCTACTTTATGCGCCTCTCCACCAGCATAAGCGCGTTCTTTAGCGGCTTCTTCTTCTGGAGTGTCACCCAATAAAGCAAGAGCCGTGGAGCCAATGCCAAGAGATGTCATCGGATTATCGCTAATGAAGTCTGTAACTGTGTCAAACATGCCGCCGCCAGACTCTACCTGTGCTCCTGTGATATCCGCCAACTCGGCGGGCGCAACCCCACCTGCCTGCGCTATAGATGTTGCAGCAGGTTTATACAAAGACTGTTGCAGTGAGTTAGACCCAAACGCCCCTGTAGCCTGTGGGTTACGCATCATATTCGGCGACACAAAGGATGTCACACCATAGGCCAGTGCAGCATTGGTCAGCGCGTCATTGACCGACTTACCGCCAGCTAGGCTACCAATCCCAGATCCGATGGACGCGCCCAGAGGCCCACCAAAGTAGAACCCAGCCGCAGTACCAATAAGTGGCAGCAGATCCTCGCCGCTGCCCAGTCCTAACGCTTTTCCTAAATCACCAAATAAAGCCATTATGCTACCTTTACTGTACCTGCATCATTATACAGTGTCCCCGCCTCAAGTCCAGTGGCGCTTGTAGGCAGATCCGTTATGGTCAACCTAGTAGCGCGGATCTCTCCCGGATTGCGCTCCTGTTCAATAAATATCTCCAACGTCCGGATTAAGTCCTGCATATAAGAGCGTGTGTACTCTTCAGGAGCTTCCGGGAGCCTTGGTGGTGCGACCTGATTACCAGACACTAGCGCCTCCCATCCGGGCGAATATCTACCCGAGGGCTACCAAGCCGCCATTTTGCGCCAAGCGCAGTTGACTCTACACGCATTGCAAAAGATCTACCCCTTGCCCGAATATACAACTGTTTCGTGTACTCTTCGACAGGACTAACTTGTGTTCTGGTTGTTGTCCCAGCAGCCGTGTTACCAAAGTCTTCACCCGGAAAATCGCGCGCCTTGATCGTAAACGTAGCCTGCGGCGTGGATATAGATGTTGATCCCGAGAAACTAAGATCAGGTATCACGCGCCGGATGTAGGCAAAGCTGTCGCCATCACCGACGTCCATAACAGAAGATTCAATAAAAGAATCCATAGCCACGCCATCCGCGTCATAGCCAAATTCGTGGTTGTATACATAACCGTTGTCGTCCGTAGCAAGAGGGAAGGTCCGAGTTCCGCGATCCAGCCACGCAGTTCTATCGAGCGTACCGAAATACCAAACCTTATCTAAGTAGTTATATACAACGTACCGGTCATTATCAAACGATCCTTCGGCTGGGTAGAACCAAAAGACCTCGCTAAACTCAGCGTTTACACCAGCAAAGATCTTGTCAATCTGATCAAGGTTGATGTCGTTAAACACCTTCTCTTTAACGGTGCAAGGTAGCTGAGTTGTCTGACCAGCATAGACATAGAAGTTATCAATGCCCATCCAAAAGACATAGTCCTCTGTGGCTACGGCGGAGTTTGGCCCGGCAATAGTGATGTTCGATGCAAGCTGCTGCAAGCCAAAAGTAAATGGCGGACCAATAAAGCGCATTGATGTAAGAGCAGTGTCAGTCCAGATCAGGATCTCACGCTTTGTTTCCAAGGCTCGTACAAACGTGGACCCCGAACCTAGGCGCAAGTCACCCGCTGTGTTGGTCGCTGTAGGCCACCAATCAACAGAGTTTTCCTGACTGGAGAAACGAATGAGAAGCGGATCTTGTACACCGTCACCTTGGGTTGCCGCAGAGTTCGCACCGATGGCGTCACAACCAAAAGCCAGAACGTGGCGATCACGATCAGAGACCATAACCTGCTTACAGATTGTTGGCACACTTGTCTGGCTGCTGCCGATTGTAGATAGCTCAACTGCTCGTGTACCAGCACCAGAACCCTTGTCCCAATAATAAATACCAGAGTCACGAGGATTAATGAGCAGGTCTTCACCAAAGTTATCGTGTGACCATAGGCGAATCTGCGTAGTGGTTGTCAGACCCCCCGGAGCAGCACTGCCCCAAGTGCCACGGCTCCACGTTCCTGCACCCCAACCTGTACCACCAATCTGCGAGTTCAGGCCAATGTTAATCTGATACGCCCCAACGACTGAAGAACCACCGTTGCCTGTGTCTGACGCATTGGCTGTCACAGACAATGTAATCTCATAGACATTGTTGTTTGCGACTGCTGTTACCTCATGCTCGACGTTCAGAATAGCAGCAAGCACGTTACCACCAAGATCTACAGCGCCGGAGAAGGTTACGAAGTCACCCAACACCGCACCGTGGTTCGTGTCAGAAACAGTGATAATTGACGAGCCATTGGTCGCGGCAAAAGTTACGTCACCCGCTGCCGTTGTTTCTCGGATCGGGGTGATGTCGTTATAGGTTCCACCCTCTTCAATGTAATATTTTACATGTGTGCCAAGGCCGAGGAAGTTAGAGCCATCTAGAGCAATCCAGTTGTGGAGGGCGCGACAAGTTCCGAGGAACGTGGAGCTAGAATATTTAGCCCAACCGCCCATTTTTTCTGGGTAGCCAAGACGAAAGCGCACCTTGTCACCGTCACGCCAACCGCCCTCATTTGAATATGAGGTAAGGTCTCTGACAATGCCGGGTCTAAATTGTAGCTTTGTTAGTGGCATGTATCACCTACGATGGCTGCGTTAAGCTGGTGCTGTAAAAAGTTCCCAGCATGATATCAGAAGCTTTCGCAAAACTAGATGGGTTCTTTAATCTAAAGCCGAACCATTTATATCCTGCTGTTCTTGCAGCGGCGGTGTTATCTGTAACAAAAGATATAATCCCTGTGTTATAGTTACCGCCAGTATATGTAATTGAATTAATCAACCCATCTGCATCCCAAACAATAGAATAGCTTCTGTTTCCGCCCGTGCTTCCACTTGACCCAGCATCCCAACGCGCCACAATGTTTGTTGTTGTGGAATCAGATGTGCCTCCGTAAAGAAGCACATGCTCTGAGTTAGAGGCAACATCCTCGTTTTGCTGAATTGTAATTGAAGCGCTGGTAATAAATCCTGTCCCAGCGTGGAACACCGGCTGATATGCAATTTGATTTGCGCCACCACCAATAGAAAAAGGGGTTGCCGTGCTGCTGATGGTGGTTAAACCAACACCCCCTGAAGGAGATATATAACCAAGTCTTATTGAAACATTCCTAGTCTGCGTACCAGCGCCAGAATAATAGTCGCTGAAACTAGCAGTGCCGCTCTGGGGAATGTTTACATTTATGGCGTTGTTGGATACGTTTGCACCGCCTCTGTAATACTCAGACACACTATCAGGAACAGAACCGCCAAAGGTAGTTCTGAACTGAGATAGGCTAATTTGTCCAGAGGCTGGCAGCGCCATTAGACTGTACCGAAGGCTGTGATGTCATCCTCAGAGGTAAACGCACCGTTAGTAGCTATTTTGGCTACTGTGCTACCGCCGTAAGAAAACACCAGATTGTTGCTACCATCTACAGAAATAGTCCAGCCACTACCACCAGAAAGGCTTAGTGAATTACCAAGGCTAGATGAGGCGCTGGCAAAGGTTAGGTTTCCTGCGCCGTCTGTTTTGATAAACTGGTCGGCTGTGCCGTCAGCGTCAGGGTATGACAGACCGTCAAGAATCACACGCCCTGTGCCGTTTGGTGTGATTGGAATGTTGCCATTCGACACACTAACAATAGACTGCCCATTAACATCTAGGT